ATATTATTACTTAATAGGGTAAAATCAAGACCTGTAGCACTATCAGTAACGCTAGTAACCCTATAGGTATACCCTGCATCCCAATTTGAATGATTGTCTGTTATTGACGTACCCCATGCACTTCCTGTAGATATAGGTATACCAGCATTAGGATATACCATACTGGAAGGAAGGACGTAAAAGCCCTTAGTACCGCTACCATTAGTACCGTAGTAGTATGAGTTACCAGGACTAGTACTATCACCTACTAGGTTTACAGTACCACTAGTATTTTGAACAGAATTTGTAAATGTAAGAGTACTTTGCTTGCTATTAAATGTAAGCCAATCAGTTGCAGATAAATAACCGCTAACAGACGCACTAGCTTGTACTATTGATCCAGAAAGTACATTATTAAACAGCGTCAACGTTAAGGGTGTAGTACCGCTTGCTGATAACAGTCTGTAGGTATACCCTGCATCCCAATTTGGGGAGTTATCAACAATAGAAGAAACAGTCGATATGCCGCCACTAACTGTACCCTTCAACAAGCCAGTTGCTAAAGCACCTAAGTCTGTAGAGTTAGGCAAGCTAGTTTCTGCTTGAGTAACTACAAAGTGGGAATCTGGACTCATACCACTTGATATGCCAGTAACAAGAGAAACATGCAAAACCGAATTCCTATATGGAACAGTAACAAACATATCCATCTATATTAATCTCCTCAACATGTAAGAGAAGTTAGCTAGTTCTCCTAGTAATATCTTCCAAGAACGTAATACCTCCAGCCACTATAGTAGACACAGACCCTGTGTTATCCTTAAATTGGAAGTCGTAAAAATATGTACCATCCAAATTATAAGTTTCCGTACTTGTCAACGTAACAGAAGCTATACCGCTAGTCGGATCGTCAAATGTAGTAATAGTCTTACTAATTACCGCTTGATCGTCTGTGTCAGACTTCTTCTTTTTAATAGTAAAGAATATTGTCCACCCAGTAATATCAATAGCAACTCCGTCATCGTCGGTAAACTCCATTTGCGTACCGAAGCTGTCGCCCCTAAAAACCTCTATGTTATTTTGTGTAGTATTTGTCGACATGTGCCTCTCCTCTTACTCTTTCTTATCATACAACATCGATTAGCTCTTCATTATAAAAGCCAAAGCGTAGTATGGCGGCAATGTGTTATGTGCTGTACCACCACCAGTGCTTCCCGTTATCCCATTTACTACTTTGAAAGATCCTGCCTGATACGATACCCCACTGCCACCCCCCAAAACGGTATAACTGTGATCATGGGCTGGCATCTCAGCAATGGTCAACGTATGCGTAGCCTCACCACCGCTTTGAGTTAAGCTTCCACTAACATTTGTCTTAGCAACCCCCGCATCATCCTGTTTAGCACCAACAATAAACCTATCACGCAAGTCGGGAGTACCATTATTACCGTCACACAAGTACCATCCAGTAGGCACAGTAGCAACTGTACCAGACCACATCACAATAACACCAGCAGGTACAGGACCAGCGCTTACCCAAGAACGCACGTCCTTTATCATAGATGACGTAATTGAAGTAGACGCAGACGTTAAGGTTATCTGTGCCAAGGCAACCTTTGAATTGTAGCTCGGCGCAACCGGGGAGGCAGCTGCCGTACCAGTTGATACCTTAACAGTACCATCTGTATCTATGTATACTAAGTCAATCCTGGAATTTGCAACCGGGGCTGTAATTGTACCAGTTACCTGATCTATAACATCAAAGTTTTCTATACCATAATTAACACGACCAGCTCGTACCCTTACAGCCATACTAGCAGGCGACGTCGGTTCGACCTTCAAGAACAAATCCATAACATCTGGGTTTGTCCTAAGGGTATAGTCAAACGAGGATTGCAACGTAGATCCTATAAATGTGCCAGCACCGACTACTATATCGGTAGAAAGCACCGAACCAGCAGCTACGTTTACAAAATCCATATAATCATCTGCTTGGCTTCCAGTATATACCCAACGCAATACTATTACAGGCGCCGCAGATGAGATAGCAACTGTAACCGCTGTACCAGTAGTAATGCGTACTTGGTAAGTACCATCACCAATTTCAGTTACTAAGGTAGACAAACTTACTGACGTATCATTAATCTTTGTAAGGTATCCGCCACTGTAAATACCAACTTTACGAACATCTACGCCAATTCTATTTACAACTGGACTATCTACTGCGTCGAAGTACTTCACAGTTACTGTCTGAGAGCCAACATCACTAGGCATTGATAACCTCCTTAAGGTAATTAACTACTTGTTATTTATATAATTTTAACAAAATGCGTGTACCAATCCCGGTTGTTATATCAACATCTGGGAATGTAGATGCTATCTCTAATGTAGTACCATCCGATAAATACAAACCTAATTCTGATACCCCGGCTTGGACTGTAGTATTCGGAACCATAATCAGGTATTCAACCCTGTCTGTGTACTGTGTAAAGCTCGTAACATCACCAGTTAATACTACAGTTTGCAAATCAAACCCTGATGTATCTGGCGAAACTCCCTTATTACCAGTTCCGAGCTTGTATTTGTTAATACTGCTTAAGAAACCGTATCCAAAATCAAAATACATACCATCATCAAAAGCAGTAGATAACGAAGACGACGCAGAGGCATCAAAATTATACTGCAACGCAGACCAATCATCACCAATTACGCACGTTTTTATATCTCCAGGTACAGTCGTAGCAACTCCAGTCTTATCTGTTATTGGGTTTAATGATATATAATATTCAATAACTACATTTACTGGTCTAGTTTGTTCAAAATACGGCGAAACAGCAGTAAACGCCGTTCCATCAAACAAATATGGATCAGACGCTGAACCTAAAACAGTATCTAATACCATTTCTATACCTATATGTGGAGACTTATAATACGAACTATCTAACCCCGGCGGGTTCTCTCCAACAGCACCAGTAAACCAAGGCTCCTGTACAAAAGTAACGTAGTCATTCGTATACATATCCCAAATGTTTATGTTTATACCAGAAAGATACATAGCATACTGCAACGATCTATATGTACCCTTCATCTTATACCAAGCAACTGCTTGAGTAAGTTGACGCCTCTTTTCGGATATGTCAGTTGTAATGTCGCCTTGAATCGTAAACCCAATCAAGCTAGCAAGGTAGTATATATAATCATCGCTAACGTTGTATGGATCCAAGTTCTGAACCATGTCGTTTATACTGCCAATCCAAGTACCGACTTGCAAACCTGCTTCCGACAAGAACTGTTGCAACGCTACTGATCCTCTGAACTTTTCTGGAACCAACAACATCAAATCAAGGAATTTAGAATATCCTGAATCCTCATCTATATCCAAGTGCATATCTATTGTTAAAGAATCATCCAAATAATGGTATGTAGTGGTACAATCCACAGTTGCAGTTGCTGTAGCAGTGTTTAACCCAGAACTATCAAAATAATAGATGTCATCAAAGTCTCTACCATCATCAAAGTATATATAAAAGGCATTGTAATGTAGTGGCGAATACCTTATATAACTTGATTGATATAATTGCTCAAACTTAGAAGCTGCAAGTGTATCTTGTTGGTAAGTTAATGCACCGCCTGAAGCAGGCAGTGTATCTTGCTTGTAAATTAACTCATCTAAATAAAAACTAGCATCGTCAAAACCAGCTGATCCCTTAGTTCCTCCAGCAGGACCTCCGAACAAGACCCTTACTTTAGTAGCATCAACAGGGGCGACTGCAGTAAGGGTTTGTTGCACATAATCTGCACTCTTATCTATAATCAATTCATCTGTTTTTAGCCAAGCATCACTTACATCGTACCAAACCAGTTTAATAAAAATGTCTACATCTGGTACATCTGGATCATCTTGGCATGTCCAAATTTTGTAGGTGTAGGTTTTCCCGCCCGTTACATTAACTTCCTGATAACACTCCCCTGCAAAACCCTGCCAACAATAATAGTACATTGCCCAGGAGCCAGCATGGGGCCACCAACTCTCGGTGTATATATTCCCCGTGCTAGTCCAACCAGTAGCCGTACCGCCATTAGGAGGGTAGTTTAAACCAGTATTAGTCTCAAAACTTGTATTTGTAAGTAGTTCTACCATCTATACCCCTTAATCTATATAAAAAGTATAAAAGAATAGTTCGCTGTCTATTAGGTTTCTCTTTTCGCACATAAGCCTATAAGTGTCTACATCTTGAAGTTGAGTTTCAGACCCCCAAGTATCAGTCGATCTAGTATACTTTGCATAATAAGACTTTCCAGTAGAAGTTCTCTGGTAAAAGAGGAAGACATTACCAACCCCATCACTCCCCAATGTAATAGATCCATACACAAAATCACCAGTAGGGGCTGCGGAATTAAACACAGCTAACCCTGTTACTACTCCTCCATTATAACTCTCTACTGTTATATCATTACGTACAGTAGTCTCGTTATACGCAACCCATACATTACGGTATACATCTGTAACCATATCCCCACCAGTAAAGTTTGGTCCAGAAGACCCACCAGTAACAGCTACGTATTGTGCAGGGCTAGATCCATCAGATTCAAACCGTGTTACTTCCCCGGCGTATCCATTCCCGACGCTTTGTAAACAATACACAAAAACGCGACCACTTATAGGATCACTATCAACAGAGTACATGTAAAAATTATAATCAGCAACCCCGTACCTATTAAAGTTAACTTCTGTCCAGTCAACACCAGCATTGTCTGAATAAGATAAAAACACGGTAGGATACCCAGTCCATACCTGCGTCATAAACCAAGTCATGTAAATGCGTGTAGGGATCAATTTGCTATGCGATACCAACACATTCCGTGCGACATCTTTTTGAGTATCAACCCCTAGAGCCATTGTTTTAACTTCAGACCAAACACCCGTACCAACAGCTCTCTTGCACAATGCTATATCATTCGCAACGCCGTGGTTAATACAAACATACAAATTACCAGAACCATCAATGTCTAAGTTAAAGAACTTAATACCATCAGCATAACTAGTTAGGGACTCCTCTAAAGTCCAAGTTGTACCAGTATTTATTGATTTATAAATATTTAACAATCCAGTATTATCAACGTACCCAGAATAAACAGTACCATCAGTCGCCCTGACAACAGGGGGCTTTCCCCAACCACGAACATCGGCAGGGATAACTGAAGCATCAGAAGCAATTGTGTTAGCCATTAAAAACCTCCATAATTATTGTAGTCTTATACCTATTTGTACATCCATACTATCTCCGCTCATTATAGTTCGTGCAACAGGAAAAGACACATAACAAATTAGTTTACCTGAACTATCACTAGAAGTAGCCAAAAAAGCAAGACTAACTGGCCCAATATCACCCAATGCAGCAGTAAAAGTAACTAGCTTGGACTCTACCCTCCAATCCCCGCCAGTATATTCAAGAGTGGGCCACCCAGTAGTAGATCGTTCTATCAAAGTAGCCGAATACCCGCTTGTAGTAGGCTCTGTAGTTACAGAACTCAGTGTAGAAGTTGGTGTAAGCGTATCGTTACACATGCGCAAATAAAACGCAGTAGGGGAATTTTGACCAAGAAAGAAAGAATCTAACATAAGGCTCTCCCCCTCATCGGCCAAATCGTTGCGCTGGGTATGCTCCCACTTAACATTGCCGTCTTTATCTTTTAATGTAAACTTCCAAATGCCTTCAAAGAAATTGTGCTTAGCCATACAACTCCTCCATTAACTTAATTTCACTTTAATCGTAATCGTCATTGTATCCGTATCTAAAATAGTTCTAGTCAAGGATAAAGTTCTGAATGCAATCAACGACCCAGCATTTCCAGACGTAGTAGCCAAAAAAGCCGTAGTTACTGGTCCTATCTGACCACCAGAAGCAGTAAACGTCATAGCCTTGCTTGTCAACCTATATATACCAGAATCTATATCTTTAGTAGGAAACCCAACAGCAGATCGTTCCAATAAGGCTGCCGCGTACCCGTTCCCTGATGGCTCAGAAGTTATGGACATCAACGTAGACGTAGACGTCAACGTTTGATTGCACAACCTAACATAAAACTCTGATGGAGTATATGCACTAACAGCCCTAAAGTACGTCTCTAAAATCTGTTCCTCACCTTGCTGTACTAAGGAGTTGTTACCCTCGTCTTCCCATATAACTTTACCATTGCGCGTGCACTGTATAGTCCATATACTATCGTAGTGTGGGTGTATTAGTTTTACATCATCCATTATACTCTCCTTACAATCATTGTTAATCTTATGACGCATATCCAATTGAAGTGTAATCATCCTCTATCCACCTACATATTTGTTCTTTGGTAACTACAAGGTTGCCGTCCTCATCTTGTTGGTAGCGAACATATACTGTCGATCCAGTACTTGCCGTCGGGGAAAAGGTAACCCCGATAAACCCTGTAGTATAGTTAACTAGCCCACTAATAACATAAGTACTAGATACTGGCGTAAATCCGCCAGCACCATCATCAACTGCAATCTGTGTATCGTCTATGTAAATCTCAACACTTCCAGCTAGTACAGGCAACGCTGTTACAGTTTCAGCCCAGTCATATGTTGAATTGTAACCAGAAAGTAGCTCTTTCCTTATTTTCAATGTTACATGACAATAAGAAACCCCCGACACATTGGCAATAGCATTAATAACATCAGATTGGTAAATAGAAGTACCAAGCTTGGAAGTATCACCCAATACAAACTGTCCTTGTACGGCCGTCTCAACCAATGACTCTATATAAGACAACGATTGGCCTTTGATTACTTTAATAACAAGCGTAGGTATTATCTCTAATATATCAGCATCTACAAATGAATACCTAACAGTCATTAATGATTTTTCATACAAATACTCTGATAACGCAGCCTCAAATGTTGCATCTGGCAAGATCCAATTCTGTAACACAGCAACTATTTTAACTTGGTTATACATGTCATAATTTGGAGCAGACTCCTCATTCTCTCCCCACACATTAGAATCGGCCACACTTGGGTAGTCATTTATTGCAGCTACAAAGTCTGACTTGGTTACCAATCTATCCCCAGTAGCAAACACGTTTGGCGCACGAGATCTTATATCCTCCGCAGTATCAGCATCGTCACCACCAAGGAAATTGGATGTATTAGTTACAGTTACTACTACAACACTACTAGCTGAATCGTACACCGTAGAAAGAACGGTAGTTATCAAACCAGTCGAGTACACATTGCCATCCAACCCATCTGACTGAACATACTTTACATCTATTACATCTCCAATATCTGGTGCCTTCCCAAACACATCGTTGCCAAATACTATTGTAATAGTATCATTAAGTTCTGATCTAATCATATAATCTGTCGATGTTGTTACAGAGTCAAGAAAGGAGTCAACCTTGGTCCACAAAACATCATTGACGTACACAAAAACATTAGTATTTTCAATTTCAGTATCATCAATGGCATATTCTTGACCAGTTGCCCCAGTAGATGTATAACTCTTAGTAACAAGAACCCCTTGTATACCAGACACATCTACATATGTTTGCCCCGGCAAAATGGTGGCATCAGTACTAACTAAGAAGTTTACTCCCCCGCTAGTTGAACAAACCATAGGGTTATCAGACGTCAAGCTGTTTATAAACACAGTCTCTGATGAAGCAACTGCTATACTAAACCTCAATGTACCTGTAGATGATGTGTTCCTGCTTGGCGTATAATTCAGAAGCCTGACCAAGTTAACGAGCGACGATTTGTTTTGAGCTGTACCTATATAAGACTCCTCAGCCCTGCGCTCCACATAATACAAAACCAAAGTACCAACAGCAGCAAACAGTTCAAGCAACATAGAACCAGTAGCGCTGCGGTACATATCCTTCCAAGCAGACTGAAGTGCTAACCTGTTCTGCAATTGCAAAAGCAACGCGTCAAAGTCATATTCCACATACGAAATATCCTGTTGTGCCATTATCCTCTCCTTACTGAACTATGTCCACAGAGTGAGTAAAAACTTCTGTAAAACTTTTTATCCTAAATCTAACAGTTATGGATACAAAATTATTATCGGTATCTACCTGAGTATCTACACCTAAGACAGAAACACGATCATCCCAAGTTTCAATAGCCTCTCTCACAGACTTAGCCATTTCATCTGCCAAGTAGTCATTAATTGGTTCGAACAACATATCACGCAACGTTGATCCAAATTGAGGTAAAAACACACGCTCACCGCGCCACGTCCTAATAATATTATCTATGGACGTCTTTACGGAATCAGCATTAATTACCTTCTTTAAAGTACCTTGAGCATCACCAACAAGGTCTTGATGTAAATCGCTCCAAATCTCAGGCGATACACTTTTAGTTGCATTTGCCATTTAATTCCCTTTCAAAACTTAATTATATAATTGAGTGTTATATACGGTTGCAAGTTGTTGTGGGGCAGTCCACCACCGGTAGATCCCGTATTGGCTGTAGATGCCTGACCAGTTGCTGGGTATTGTACACAGTAAGCCGCACCACCACCAGCATATGTATATTCATGAGTGTGAGACGGAATCTCTGGTATTGTCAAAGTGTGAGTTTCTTCTCCACCACTACCACCTATCGTATCAGCAGCTGCCTCTGTAACGCGGTTGGCTGGGGTGCCTCCCATATCATCCTTACCCAATGGCACCCTACCTCTCAGATCTGGAACATTAAAAGTGCTAGACCCATCACCAGATCCAAACGTAGATCCTATAATGCTAAACAAGGCTGCATAAGTAGTCCTGCTTACAGCTTGACCATAACACAAGAGGTATCCAGACGGGGCTGTGTTTGTAGTCCATAAAAGCAAAGACCCAACGGGCGCCTCTTTACCTTGTATTACCCAAACGCTGCCATTAGAAATTAAAGTTATAGTATCCCATTTAGAAAGCAATAACCGCGAAGTTACATCTTCTATATCACCAGAAATGGTTGCAGGTGTAGCTCCAGTATCAATTTTCTTAAAAACATACACCATGCCCTCATAAGCAGACGCACTTGGCAACGTTAACGTTATAGCCCCGTCCACCAAAACCAACCCACCATCATCACCATCCAACGTATGATCTACTGCGTACGTTTTTACAGTAAAGGACATTGCATTAACTATAGATCTATGTGTAGAATTTGGATTTAACATTATATTATCATCAACATAAATCTCTGTACCCTTAGAGTTCCTTAGGACTTTCCTATCTGGATAATTTGTAGTTCTAGAATCTGGCAACCCTACTGTCTTAGTTGGCGCTTCAGCAAAATATACTGGCTGATGTACATCGCCAGCCTCAAAGAAACAAAACACGTAGGTATCCTCATCTGGTACTGCAAAAAATCCAGTACCAGTACCCGATCCATCCCATACTGGCATAGCTGGTACAGCCCACGGAATAGTAGCAACGTCTTCAATATCTGCAAACATAGGGTATATTCTAGCTTTTATCCTACCAAGTTGAAGAGGATCGTCGTTATCCTCCACCTTCGCACGATACATACCAGAGAATTTAGGATCGTGTTGTGTAAATACAGTCAAACCTAACTTATTACTCATTACACCCTCTTCTTCATCGTAGCTGGCAATAGTGTTGTACCTTGATCAGTATCAAGCCCATTACGAGTAAGCAACAACTTTGTTAGAAAATGCCCCCCAAAATTATGCACAACGCGTTCCACAAGCCAATAACCAGAGTATTGATACGAACATAAAGCATCCGCCTGCAACCCAAACGGAAAGAATACCTCTACAGTTTGTCCAGGACAAGCATTTGTTAGCCCCTGTGTAGTAATCCACAACTTTACCATACCATATAACCTATTGCCATAACTTGATTTGGCTGGTCCTTTAAAGTCTGTTGTAAAGTCGTTATTCCTACCATAGTTTACCAAGCAGTTACTACCAGATGTATCGCCGGTATCAACTAAGAAATAGTCTGTTAACGACAAGTAGTCATCAATAGACTCTTCCGCCCGTACAAACTCGGTAGTATTATAATCAAAATATGCATACGCTTGAGATTGTGCAGCAAATGCTATATAAGATTTATAGTTATTATACATCGCGTAATTAAAAATAGGATATCTATCTTCATATTTTGTATCTGAAAGCGAAAACTTATAAGATACTTGATCAGATATTAGCTCTTCAATATTCTTAAAAACAAAAGTAGACGTACCCTCACTAACTTTTATAAAGCACTTGTACGTATGCTCACCATTTGCCCCTATCAACCTATCTCTGTAGTAGGAAAGGAACTGAATATTAGACTGATAGGGTTGTATTAAGTCTTTGCTATAAGCCAACGAAGAGCTTATATCAATCTCATCTGTACCAAACTCTGTCGCAACAGCAGTAAGCGATGTGTCTACATTGCCAGAAAAGCTCCGCGAGTAGTCAGGCCCCATTAAACCCTCAATACTCATCAAACCTTGTATATCATATATTGTTGCTGGTGTAGACTGATCACTATCTGGCTCGCTTTGGTATACGTCAAATGTAATGGAATTTGGCGTTTCAGAATCTAAATCTTGTGCCCATTCAATAAATGCAGTATTCATCTTTTTATCAAATGGCAAGACGTGAGTAATTGCTCCAGTAGCATCAACTACCTTCATACGAAATTCAGGCAGAAACCTGTGCATATCCTGAACCACAGTCAGTTCTCTGAGGTTGGATATACTCAATGGCACATCTGTATCACCAAATTTTACCCGGAGGTAATAACTATTCATTTTTACCTAATAGCGTATTGTTTTGCAAAAGTGTATATATCCAACCCGTTTGGAATCTTCAATAGCGTACCAACTGTTAAATCAGTCAGCGGGCTCTGGATGCCGTTTACTAACATTATTACCCACCAATATTGCACAGTACCATAAGCCTTATAACTTATTAAGTCAGGGCGCATTATATCCTCTTCAGACACCCTGTAATATTGAACAGGATACGACAATTTAAACTTTGATAAACTATTGTACAAATAGTCATATTCTAACCCGTTACCAATATCTGCTGTTTCATAAAAAACTGTACGATCCATGTTTACTCCTTATCTTACCATCCGCCCCCACCACCGCCGCCACCGCCGCCTCCAGAACTGCCTTCAGTAAAACCAGAAGTTACAGGCGTAGTATAAGTAGGCACATCCTCCCAAGCTGGTGCTTTAAAGGCTCTACCTTGGTTATTGTTTGGACCACCAGGAACGTATTGTTTTGTTGAACTTGTACTCTCTAAAATCTGCGTAGCATTTTTGTTGCTCCCACAGTATGCACTCTCCAGCTTTTGTTTAGTTAACATTTCATAAGTTGCAAATGTAATACTAACATCTGCACCAATTGGTCCAGTATCACTCATCCTGTTTTCGTATGTTACAGATACGTCTTCTACAATTATTGATTTAAATTCTAAAAACTGTCCAATACTTATAGATGTTTCATCGCCCCTAGTTACCGTAAATTTGCCAAGTGTAAAGTTAAATGGGTTAGGACCAGGCGGAATAAGGAAAAACCCAGTACGTGATGTATTTTCCCTTGGCAACGTAAGCGATTGTAATATACGACACGGTCTTAACACCTCCTCTTCCACATCGTTTATAGCTTCAAACCGTAACTTCATGGTAATAACAATAGGGTCACTACCGCCCCAAAACCTCCTAGTAGCAAACGTACTCCTTAATGACAGCCCAATCGCCGCCGCACCAACATCTATAGCTTGAGCAAACGCACCCGAAGATTGTCCAACCCCACTCCAATGAGACCTAGCGTTTACTATAAACTTCTCTTGCAACCAAGCATTAACTGTCAAATCCTGCCCATTATTACCCCCACACAAGATATTATCAGCGTAGTATTTAGTATGCAAAGTAACTATATACCTATTGCTTACATTACCAAAAAGGTTTTCTGGTACACCACACGATATTGGTAATACTTTACTAACAGCACTAACAACATCACTAACTACGCCCGGAAAGTCCTTAGTAAAGTTAATTATAGCCATTTATACCTCATTATTCCACATCAATTGCCCCAGCATTTAAGTTAGACAACATTGGATTGCGCGTATTCCAAGCCTCACGCCCACTACTAGGGTTAGCAAGCGTATTTTTACCCTGCTCATATAAATCATTAGCAATTTTTTCAAGTACACCATAAATATTATCAAGCGATTCTTTACTCAAGTTCCCCTCTGCATCTAACTGGATTGGAACGCCCTCAACATTAAATGAGTTTTTATCAACAGACATACTAGCACTTGGTACACTAGTTACAGGTGCCTGAGGTTTGAAGACACTCGAATAAGAATCTGCATAAGAAGACATACGATTACCGCCCTCTTGGATTAGCCCGTGCTGTGCCAAACTCTCAAGCGTTGTATCCGTCCCCCTATCAGTATCAATATGAACACCCTTTGACTCAGCCCATGCCACCGAAGCTGCATCACGGGGGCTCAAACCTTGACGTTGAAGCTCCATCTGGCGCTTCATTCGTGGGTTTAACTTAGCAGCTTGTCGCGGAGTATCTGACGAGTAATATTTCCATCCAAGAGCCATAGCCCATACTGCTGGGGAAAGCTTGCCCCAACCAGTAACTTCCCCCTTGCCAGCATCTGCAATCGGCTTACCTAAGTCAAATTTCTTATCAAGCCACCTACCTAACTTCCAAGCAAAGATTGCAATTGCAACACCCAAAAGGAGCGGCCACCCCCTAGTAAACAAAGACAAAATTCCTGCACCTATTACCTTTATTATGCCCCATATACCATCCCATATAGTTTCAAACAGACCTTTACCGCCTTTCGTACCCTTGTCTTTGTTTTTAGATATACCACTGATCGACTCTATTAATTCCTTAGTCCACTTTGCTCTATAAGCCTGTATACTAAAAAAAGCAAATAACCCAGCTCCAATCTCTTTTGCTAGCCAACCAGATCTTACCATCCCCCCTACACCAGACCTAGCATATGCGTCACCGCCACCAAGAGCTCTACGCCCGGCTGGATCAGCCATGTACCCACTACCAACGTTCGTAGGAACATCTGCTTTGCCTAAACCAAACAACCCTCTATGCATCTTAGCAAAACCTTCAGGGTTTTGTGCATTTACTGGCGCAATGGCACCAATTATAGCTTGTCTCTCTAGAGAAAGTTTTCTCTCGCGGTAACGTTTGTATATACCGCTAACAGAACTTATTGCAGTTTCTGCCAAAGGCGCAGCAAACCCCAAAGACCCACCCAGAATTGCTTTACCAGCACCACTAACAAACTCATATGTTTCTGGTGAAAATTGTTTCCACCTTTGTATAATAGACGGTCTCTCTGTTTCAATTTTCTTAAGCCTACCATGCATAACCCGTTGAGAATGATGCAATGCAACTGGACTTAATCGCTTTGCAACAAAGATCTTCTCTAAATTATCATTAAGCGTCGGATCTATCTTGGACTGATCTATGTAGAACTGTATATCACGCTCAACTGCGTCCATTAGTTTATAAGTGTTGGCAATATCTGACTTTGATACTTCACCAGTAGGCGAAAGCATCTTTTCTATACCAGATATAACCTGCCTAACTCGACGAACTTCATCGCCAGTACTATATTTTATTGCAGCCTTGCTACCTATATAGTATCCAGGCAAAGCCTTATAGAACCCAACAAAATCAGTCTCATACTTCTTTTGAAAGGCTCGCATTAAGCGAATGTGTTCTTCTGAAAAGCGTACTACGCCCATATTACTTATCCTCAGTTACTCCCTTGCGTGCATTAATCTCGTCTTGTTTCTGTTTGCAAAGCCTGCGATGCAACCATTGGTTATCTTTAATATCGTTATTATCATAATCACATACCGACATATGCAAATAGTACATTAAATCAAATTGTATCTCCAATATGTTGTTTAAGTTGTTTCCCGAATGGAAGAAGCATTTCAAATCGAAAGGGTACTGGCATTACGCCTGTCCCTCCACATTTTGGACATTCGTACGGCGTTTCTGCCTTAATACCGTGAACAAACTTTTCATGGAAAGCTCTGATTATACTAATATCCTTACTTTCCATAGCCTCCAAATAAGATACATTATCCCAAACGCTCTTGTCATTAACAATACTTAAGGCATACCTATATAACCATACATTCTGTCCTAACTTATCCAATTCATCTACCTTTAGCATATCCTCAACACGCAACAACTTTAGTTTTACAAGACCACCGGACACAGGCAACTTTACTTCATAAGGCTCTACGTAATTTTCTGGTAAAAACGTTGTCTCTAACGACGATAAATCAACTGTATAATCCGACTTCTGCCAGCAATGCTCGCACTCGTAGGTTACAACAAACTCCTTGCTATAAGAGTTTATCGCCTCCCAAAACATAAGGTACTGCCTATCACCCGTAGTAAGCTTACTTGGGTCTATGCCCTTAAGTACTCCTTTAAGTATAGTATAAAACTTCTTTTCAAAGTTGGTATCGCTTATCTCAGCAATCAACTTTTCATCTTTACCCTTAAACGTTCTTATTTGAATTTGATCACTAGCGTTGCCTTTATCAATGCCAGCATAAACCAAGCACCTAGAAGGTAAATTGACTGGGTAATACGTAGCGTTATCTGACATGTTATTCTCCTTTGTTTTTATGGGAGTTTACTTCACTTTAAAAAATCTCGTACTCTATCCTATCTACTTGAAAATCGATGTCTATTTTAGTAACATCATTTGTTGCATACGACAGGTCGTACGATGGGAAAGTAACAGGAAAAGCACCTATTAACCTATACTCCCCCATCGCTATACCTGATTGATCCACAAATCGTATCTTTATCGTCTTTTGGTACTTTGATTTTACTTGATACAACCCAGTCGGTGTAATTATTAAGTCCTTCCAAGCTTTAAAATAAGCTGCCACAGCGTCTGGCATTGTTTTTAAAAAAGTAATAGTTACTTTTTCTACTGTAAACAACCCAGCAAAGTGGGCTTGGTACGGGCCAAACCTCATCCTTATAGCATCGCTACCAATAGAATAATCACCAAACTTCACCGCCTGTACTAACTGACTAAGTCCAAACCCAACCAACCCACCATAAGATATACCAATGTCAGGCAGTATAACATCAAAAAGATAACTGCGCTGAAACCTAGCATATCCCAACAATACTGATGATGGTTGCGTTATCCCGACTGACATTCCGCCTCCTGTTATCCTGTTATATACTCAAAACTATCAAACCTAAAAACAACGGTGTAAGTTACAACGGCGTCCGTATTATAAGCTAAGTCAACTGGATTGATGGTTTGCACCCAAGCACCCTTTAACTTAAACTTCATATATGTATCGCCAGCAGTTGTAATCAAAGTTGCATATACATCGGTTTTATATAACGGATCACCCACCCCTAACCCAGTTACATCGTGTACAATGTTCTGACACCATGCATACAAAGCATCGTATGTCAAATGATCCTCGCCTTCAAGGAACGTACACTGCCAAGTATGATCCAAAGCCTTTTTACCAGCCAACTCTATACCTGGCGTCTGCTTATAATCAACATGTATCGGGTTAGCAGACACTTGAGGAATCTGCGTAGATTGCGCCCTGATTTGGAACGTAGTAGAATCCCCGCCCCCGATTGGCACGGGAATTAACACATCCCAAAGGTACACCCTGGCTGGGTTGGTCAAGTTTGCCTTTAAACTGTCTATCCCCATATTTGCCATTTGCTATCTCCTTTTATTTTATAGGTTAACGCCGCGTGCCACAAGCTCCGTAAAGGATGCTGCCGTTGGCGTAATGATTACCTGCAACTGTATAAACTCTGCTACCCTTACTGGCTTTACAAACACGTCTACGTGCATTTCGTTTCTATCGATAGTAGCAGGCGTATTGTTAGTTTCATCGCAAACAATCGAGTACCCCTTAGTATCTGTAGTTGAAGTCTCAAATGCACCGCCAGCAGACAACTGATCTAAGTACTGCTCAAGTGCGCCCACTATTCTGAAGCGCGTTGCTTCGTTGTTCAACTCGAATACGAAGTACTGCAACGTAGCTGATATTGATTTCTCTAAGGTAATCAATAATCTTCTAACGTTTATCCTGTTCAATGCAGAGTCCGTAGTCTGTTCTGTCTTCTGACCCCAAATAACATTGCCTGCCCCTCTAAACGTCTGCAACGGGTTAACACCAGCAGTATATAATGTATCCCTATTGCCCTGCGTATAAACTGGAGTAACACTTAAAACGTTCATTAGCCCCCTATTCATACCGGCAGGAGCACTCCAGACATTAGCAACGTAGTCATTGTACGCCATCTGAGAAGCAACATATCCAGACGGAGGAACCGTTACTATTACACCATTGTACTGATCGTATATCTTCACCCAAGGTGAGTACAACGCACAATAGCTTGAGTTGTAATTTTGAGTAGTCGTTCTCCAAGTTGTCGTTGACGTAACATCCGATGTCTCCGCAAGCGGAACATCAAATAACGCTATACAATCCTTCCTATCCTCTGCAATGGTCTTCATAGCAGCCTGTACAGTTAATCCATGCCCAGCACCAATAAGGATCCTAACATCTACATCATCTGGGTTTGCAAACTCGTCCCATCCCGTTGCAATCTGACTCTCTGTGGCGTCAGTACCGTCTGCTCCAGTTGCCATAGCAAGGGTAGTAGCCTGCGCTTTCGGCAATATAGTATAAGCATACAAATCACCGCTGTCCGCTACCGATATGTAATCACTATACCCGTTAATTACATCCTCCAGATATAACTGATTACCAAACCCATCTACCCTGTGCTCTCTTGATACGTTCCAAGACTCTACCTTTTGATACGTACCATTAGAGTCAAGGTAGTAAACCTCAATAGTAAACGTATAAGCAGTCTCGCTTATGTTTGTAATGCGTACACCGATGCTATTGTTCCAAGCCCCTTGATTAGCACCATAAACATAAAACAAGTTATCTTCACCAGTTATTTGTACAAACTCATTAGTTGTTGCACCCGATGCAATGGCTGCATTGGCTTGTGCACTAACCGATGTCTTTATCTTTACACCGCCGTAATAAGCATCAGTATTAACAACCCTCAAACAATACAGCTGGTTACCATTCTCCAAGAACGCCAATGCTGAATAGTGAAAGTAGTTATCTGTTGCTGGCTCGCCGTATTCATTAATAAACTCTTGCGTATTGGTTACAAGCTTAACCTGCGAAGCGTCACCTTTCGCAGAAGCGCCTACAATAGCACCAATAGTTGTAGACAAGCTAGATACTAAAGTACTTAAATCCAGTTCCTTTGTATACACTCCAGGTGAGACATACATGCCCATTTACCTTCCTCCTTTTAGTTAACGACCAAATATACCTAGTTTACGCCTAGCCTGGTTTATCTTTTTCTTTAAGTCAGGCCTCAAGTCAATATCAACAATTAGTTCCTCTGTCACTTCCTTGCCATATATCGACCAAAACTTCCGATAATAGCGTATCTTATTTATTTCTACCTCCTCCACAGTCCACTTACCATACGATGCGTTCCTTGTCTGATCATCAATGTAGTCTAGAAACTGATCCTCCGTCATAGATCTGACAATCCTGTTTTCTGGGTTCTTGTGCGTTATCTTTATCTTGCCCCACAGGGAAATGCGCAACAGCCACGCCTCCAGCGTACCATCAAACAACCCCGGACGGGCATCGGGCGTGGACAGGATATTCATTGTTTCCTCGTATTCCCCAGGCGACATCGGACCGTCAAATTTGTACCTTTGTTGCATCCTCTTATAGGTAGAGGTATCGTAAATGCCCTCATTCAAGGCTACATCTTGATTTGACTTTACAAACGAAAAGAAGTCACGAAAGCTCATGTTCACCCCTAAGTATCACTAGTTATCACCCATTCATTCAACAATGTATCTGTATAGTCTGGACCAGCACCCTGCCTCAAGTATACGTCCAATATGATCGAAAGTACCGTTTTATCAAACGAGAAGTCCGTCAATACCCAACCTTCCATCCTTAACGGAAACCTGCTTACATAGTACAGCCCCTTTGCATACATATTAGGTATATCCGTTTCATCTATAACTGGTCCGAATTTAAGGTATAATTCCATAGGGTATGTATCATTATAACTTAATATAATATTCGGATGATCGTGTTGCCACAACATATACGACTCTATAACCTGCGTCATTTTATCTAAATCCCTACTCCATACCCAAAAATCGTAGTCAACAATTGTAGGCACTGCTTTAGCAGTCGCTATGTTTGCCTTTGTACTGCTATCTTCAAAGTTGAGCTTCAATCCCTTGCGCGCAATTGCAGTGTTCTGCCTGTTCCAATCGTATTGAATGCCAGTACGCCACACATTGATAAATTCAACTGTAGCTTCGCCACGCTTCTCAGCAATCTTACGTTGTGCTATCTCCTTTGGGAAGAACACCGCATCAGTATTGCTACTAGTTAAACCAAGATAAGTTGCAAACCTAGTATACACCGCTAACTTAACAGCGTCATCTACAATATGAACAAAAGAACTCATTAATATCCTCTATTTCTTATATCAACAAGCTGTGTAATAAAACAACGCCACAATGCTCGCTTAAACGTAACTGATGGTCTACTAATGTGCGTCTTAATCCACCTCTCAGCAAAGTTTTCTGGTTCTATACTCAAGACGCAGGAGTACGCTAAGTAATCGTCAAGCATTTTGTTGGAAACCAAACAAATGGTAACTAATTCATATGCCGAAGCCTGACTAAACCCTTTTTTGTTTGCCATTAGTCTATTAATACCTGCCTTTTTTCATCTATCGGCTTGATTTCACCTAGATCGTATTCTACGTTTACAAACTCTCTTATAGACTCAAGGTTACATACTTCAACATCATCAAGTTCTTGGTTCGGATTTAAATGTACAGTTACATGCTGGTTTATTTGTACTGATACATCTGACTCTGATACGTTCCTTATTTTCCTAACCCTCATGTCTCCCTCTTTCTTAGCGGCGCTAGACGAAAGCACCTGTAAATTTCACTGTCATAAGTATTGCGCATTAACACTTCAACTATCTCGAAGTTGTCTGTATCAAAGTTGTCTGGTATGTATCTAGTTTCCACTGTAATATAACTTTGCAACGTAATTGCTGGCTCATTCTTAAACCAAGCTATTATAGGCAGTTCATCTTCGGAGAATATACCAAGCTTCCTAAGCTTCTTTACATCTTTAACAGCCCACTCTATCCATACAGGTACTTGATTATACCTCTTAAACGTCATATCATCTGGAGCAGTATAAGCATCATCTGGTTCAAGAGTCGTTAAGTTAGTCGGTATATACAAAGTACACGTAATACCATACAAGTTTATTGCCAAATCATTAAACTTGCGGAAAGTGTCAATTGTATCCTTCGGCAATAGTCCGCTCATTTTTGTAGTTGTTGCTCCGTTTGTATTATTCTTTTAATTTGACCTGCTTCTGACCACCTTCTATCTATAACATTTAATAACGCACTAGCAACAACAATTGCTATGCCAACTACCCCGACAAAGAACTTAGTATCGTGTATATCCTTTGCAATACTGCAATTTTCAATTTCAGCTTTGACCTTTATTGCTATGTCCTCCTTTATACCATTTGATAATTTTGATAGTATCTTTTCGTTATCTGATGTAATCTTTGTTAAACTGGATACAATAGTACTTAGCGATGTAGCTATTACTACCATTTGTTCCGTTTGTTTTCTCGTAGTCTCTATCACAGCATTCAATTCTTCTCGCGTTAATTCGTCGCTCATCAGGGTTGACACTCCTTATCTGGACATGGAAAGGACGGGTCATATGGAACGCAAATAGCAACCATTTTAGTATTCGCCTCTAATGGCTTAGACGAATGTATAACATTAGACGGTATAGACACACATTCACCCTCTCTGACTATCCTAATACCGCTTACGCCGCCTTCCCCGAAAGATTCAACAAAGCTGCCTTTCAAACAAATTAAATACTCTACAACGTTGTAATGAACATGCTCTGGAAATAGACCAGCCACATCCTCACAAGATGCAAAAACAACAGAACAATCTTTTTTATTGTATAAAGATTCCAAAGACCAAATCTTTGATAAATCCTCGTTGCCTTCACTAAGTATTTCCTGCATATTGTTTCCTACTCTTATTTGCTTCTTCTTAAGCAAAGCATCTATGGTTACTTGATGACCTTTTATTGCTATTAGATTCTCCTGCACTGTTTTACCCATATCCTAGCCCGTATAGGGTCCTCCTTTGTTATACTGCACTACATTAAGCTTTTCTTTTAAAAAATGTATGATCTCCTATCCTAGTTGTCTGCTTAACATTCTGAAACCATTTATAATTCCTAAACCTTGCAACGTCTGAATCATTGCCCCATATTATTGCCCCATTAGTAACATCATTATACTTAGAGTCTGACCAAGCTCTACGAGCCGCATCAAACACCTCATGAGGTTCAGACTTGACGTGCGAAGCGTTTTTCCCATATACATCGTAGAGCACATTGTTTTTATAGTACTCGTCATGTATTCTATTGCGTATAGCACAAGCAACAGCCAACATGCCATCGTAGCCTTGATTACTAGCTTCGCCTACTATAGCATTGACTATTTCTGCATCAGTATAATGTCGCATAGTCATTTGCTGATGCCTTGCATGCGTATGAGGTTTTTGGGCAGACACCATTATTGGACTAAGCAACAATGTGCCAGCCAAAGCTGTAGCAATGGCGCTGCCCTTAAGATCCTCATTTACCTGCTCTTCTGTAATTAAACAGTCTATTAGCTTGTACATTATTTCTTCGCTGTTTTAAGCTGTCCTAATGCGTTGTCAACCTTCTGTTTAGCTGCACCAACAACCTTTATTTTCTTCGCTTCAGCAATAAAGGATTCCTGCTTTGCAGTCCTTGTCTGCTGTGACTCTAAAAACTCAACAACAAACAACTTTTCTGCAATTTCGGTAGCCTGAACGTCAGTAATGCTCTCCATCGGAGCTTCGCTAGCCCCTCCGTTAACCAACGGCTCTGCACTCTGATCTGGCTTTGCTTCAATTTCTTCACCAGAACCTTCTGCAGGTACAACATCGTCATTGTCGGTTACTTGGCGCTGGTTGTATTCGGTAGTAACATCTTGGAGCGCAATATTGCTATCTAACATTATATTAACTACATCGGCTATCAATTCAGCTTTACCTTCATTTAACAAGGCTTCTGATACTTCAATTGACGGATACTCAGCCTTTACCTTCCGCCTAACTGCATTTTTCACTGCAGCCAATGACCCAGCATACCAAGAAGGTACAGAGCTGTATTGATTAACCCTAGCTAAAGCATTCCTAGCTTGATCAGCATCATTAATCGGAAAATGATCCTTCTTGTCCTTTACCTTCGGCGAGTCGCTCTGGAATACAACTTTACCGCGATGCTCAGCTTTGGTTTCGTCTACTTCCACGTCTTCTACATAAGACTCATCACAGACCTTCTCGTCTGTCTTGGCTTCATTCTCTGCCTTAACATCAGACAATTTGCCAGTATCTTTCTCCGCCTTAACCCCCGGCACAGTGTCTGTAACCTTACCGTCAGTAGGTTCTGTAGTCTTGGCTTCGGCGGTAAGTTTTGATGTATCTTTCTCAGCCTTGACATCTGGCACTGTATCTGTAACTTTCTCAGCTTTAGGCTCAGTAGTCTTCTCTTCCGCTACCTTGTCCTCATTCGTCAGCTTGTCGGTATTCTTTTCAGCTTTAACTTCTGGAACTGTATCAGACACTTTCTCAGCCTTAGGTTCAGTGGTAGCAGTTTCCTTGATGTAGATAGTAAACGCACCCTGCTGGTTCTTTTCATACCTACTACCAGGGAACTTACCCATTATTTCTTTCGCAGCTGCCTCATCAGAAACTGTTGTAAAGGGTCTTTCACCCTCAGCCAACATTTGTATTTCTTTTTCTGGGTCTTTAACCGCAGAAGGATCGTCAGGCAACTTGCCCTCATCTGTCTTCTGCGCCATACCGGCAGCAGCTTTAACATCAGTCTTCGCCGCTATGTCAGGAGTAGCCGCATGCATGTCCTGTTCGATCTTTGTAGTTACCGGCTCCTCTTTTACAGCAGCTGGCTTTGCTGTCTCTACTGCGCCCTTTTCCTCTTTCTTTTCTCCCTCAGCCAAGGCTTGGATGTCTTTCTCTGGATCCTTAACTGCGGAAGGATCGTCAGGCAACTTACCCTCCACCGCTACTGGCGCACCCTCTACCAATTCCAATGTCCTTAAGTCAGCCCAATGTCCATCCTTACCAGTTTCAAGGTCAGATATAAAAGCTGTACTACCTTCAGCGTCAACTTCCTCTACCTTCCACGTTCTGCCATCCCCTTCAATTACATTCACCTTATCACCAACTGTGCATTCCATGATGCATGAATAAGCCGTTTTGTTTGCTTCCAAAAGCTGATCAGAAGAAACCCCGTCTTTTAGAATCTTAAAAAGCTCATTCACAACCCTATTGTCTGCCATGCCACTTCCTCCTGTCTGTTAATTAATGAGTCACTCCAAACTCGTTGTTTAATTACCTAAAGTGAACCGTACGGCTTGACACTAAGTAAGTGCCAACTGCATAATCTTTAGCAGCCGACGCCGATATAGCATAACCCGTCGTATTGTTACTACTGCAACTATTAAGCGTAGGACACGACGGCAAAGTACCCGAATTACTCCAAGTTAAAGTACTATCCATTGCACTTCCGTTCGAAGTACTATCGCAAGTAATGTAATAAGACGGTGCAACTGGCACCTGCCAAACAACCTGATACGGCCAGTACCAAGGCGAATATGGATGCACCACTTCGCGCTCTTTAATGATAATAACCACAGAAGTAGCTTTAGCCTCTGGGTCTATCAATTGGCGCTCCGCTATCCTATCTAACTTGCCCGCCTTTAAGTCATCCAAGTCCATTTCCAAAACCTTTTCCTTCTCGCGCAGACCGCGTATCTGCTGCTTTATGCCATCCAACTTTTCCAACGTCTTCAATACAATTTCCTTTACCGTTGCTACTTGCTTATCTTTGAGCTCTTTGTTGGCCTGCTCATAGCCTTCTTTAACTATTCCCTTTTCCATCGTCTCTTTCTCCTTGTTTATGAGTCTGGAGTGACTCAGAATCTGTATTCAACAAATTGCCAATTTTGTTTATATCGCTTGGATCAAGCTGTTCATCTTCACCCAATACATCTTTAATCTGCGTCATAAGGTTCAAGTATCCATACCTATCAAGAAACTTAAACAAAACATTCTTCTCGCGCCATTCATCCGCAATTTTTGGATCACCCAAAGCCTGCCCGATTGACTCTGGACTAGAAGCCAACCTACGCGCCTTTACCCACCCCTCTCTATCATCAAGTAAATCTTCCAACTGCTGGTTTATTTCCCCTAGCTTATCCTCTAACATTTGTTTAATCTTAGTACGATACTCGCTTGGTAAGCCATCGTACGCTTTCTTAAGTACTGAGTAATCCACAACATCGCGCCTTAAATCTCCAATCTTTACATCCGCCTCCTGAGAAATTTTCTCTACCTCATCAAGGATGTCAGCAAATGTTGTATACGGGTTAAAGTCAAGCTTATATACCTTTGGTCCTTTAAGCCATTCATCTTTAAGTACATCGTACAAGGAATCACCAACGTACTCTTGAGCTGGGATTGTTTGTATGTATACCTGCAACGGATGCCCAGCAATATCTAAAACGTTCTCCTTGTACCACTCCTTCATAGCCTCAATTTTTGCATCTGCGTCTGCACCTTTTAAAAGTTTGCTCTCTTGCGGTACAATATGAATATCCAAATCAGAATCATCGCTGTATAAGTTTGTTGCCAAGCTACCTATCAAATGTATCTCACAAGCCAAATCTAACATATTAACTGTAGGACAATGAGCCAAATGCACCAATATACTATTCTTAACATCTGGTTTAAGGATGTACTGCCCATCTACAAAGTCCCAAACCTCTTCTGGCAAATCCGATTTAGGAAAATCTATAGCGGATTCATTGATACTTTCACTAAGCTTACTTAACTTCTGTTGCAAGTACGCAAAGGTTCTAGGCGCTCGCTTAGGCAACTCAGCTAGTCCAGTACCAAGACCAGCCTTTGGTATTACTACTGTTTTGCCTTGCGGTATTTTAGCAAAAGCATCATCTATGTGTTGTACGTTAACATCATATTCAGCATCGGACATGTAAGCATCTTCCGTGTGTGCAGGCTTCTTCTTTGTAGGTATGCCTACAACATTGGGCTCACCGCGCATTTCCTTCGCCTGACCTCCAAATCCTGTATGTTGTAGGTTATCGCCAAACAAAAACACTTTATCAGGGTTTGCGCGCACAACCTGTCTCGTTATAAAGTCTGCATACTCAACGTTTCTAGACTCAGGCAGTTCAGCCTTCTGCCTTGCTTGCTTTACCCTGTTTTGAATATAAATCTGCAATGCCCACTTCCTAGTAATATTATATGCCATACGTACATCACCAACACGGCTTAAAACTTCCTTATAATAGGAGGTAATAGTACTTACACGCCTATGCGCAGTTTCTGGGGGCAACATCGGCTCGTAAGCAAATTCCTGTAACAACGGCTCTAAACCTATACCACGATCAGAGTACTCCGCCTCAATAATAAGCTTACTAGTTTTAATTGATACTTGATCTATCAACTGTCTCATGTATTTATTTCGCCTTCAGTATTATCAATTATATCCTTTATCCCACGAAATACACCTACATCAAACATTCCGTTGGTTGGAAATACTATACTACGAGATACCTTAACAGTAGACAATGCCTCTATTTCATCCAATACCTCAGCCGACTCTATATATAAAGATTGGGTTGGCAACAATGCCGGACTAATGGTAAGGGTAAGTACCATATTTATACCATTATATATGGTAGACACGCGCTCCCCAGCCAAATAGTCATATTCTGTAAACGGCTCAAACTGCCCTACAGATCTATTAGACTTAAGCGCTTTAATCATCATTTGCAGGTTTCCAATGTCATCTTCGTATATATTCTGTATTCTCTTTACAAGAGCCTTGACGTCGGCATCGAAGTTATGTAATTGTATAGCAACCTTACTCTCCATAGGGACAAACTGCGAATTTTTAAAGGAAAGTACAAAGAAGTTAAGAAGAGATACCGTCTGAACCACCTCCCTTACCTCCCTAAGGTCTTTAGCAAGCACTTGGGTAAGATCCCCATATAGTTTATGTATAGTCTCTGCCTTGGCTTCATTTATCATTTCAGTTAAATCAACATGGCACTTCCCAGCCACCTTTAATACCTTCTCGTTAAACTCAGCATAGGCAAACGCTGGTACAACTATATTCATCTGGTTTTCAAAAGACACATTATACTGGTGATCGGCTGTCTCCAACACCTCTATCTTCCACTTTTTCTTAACGGTAGACAAGGATCGTAGCATATTCTTAGTAGACGTAAACTGACCAGGAAGATACGCCACACTCGGGTTACCAGAAGTAGTCATTGGTCCAACCATTCCACCAGTTGTTTCAGAAATTATACCATCAGTCAACCTATACATATATTTTACCCTT